GCCCACAGCCGGGCAAACTCCTGCTCATCGGCAGGGGCGAACGACGCTACACGTCCGTACCTCATGCGTCCTCCGACAGCGGCATGATGACGCCCCGGTACTCGCCGCACGACAGCGTGACGGCACCTCCAGGCCCGGTCGCATGGATCGAAACGTTCGGCTCCTCGTCGGCCGGCAGCCCCTGCAGGTAGTCACGCACGAAGGCCGGGTCCAGCTTCACCTTGCACGCCGTCCCGGCCTGCACCACCGAGCACTTCGCCTTGCTTTCGCCGTACTCGCTCGAGCGGGCCGTGAGCGTGAGCGTCTCGCCGAAGTCGTACAGCACGCCCTTGCTCTGCTCGCTGGCCACGACGGCCGCAGCCCTGGTCGCCGACAGCAGCTCCTCGCGCTCCACGACGTGCGGCTCAGTGCTGGCCTCGGGGAACACGTCACGCCACCGGGGGAAGCGGCCGTCGACGATGCGAGCCTTGAGCACGCCGCCGTCGAACGTGAAGACCACGTCGCTTTTCGTGGCCTCGATCTGCACCGAGCCCTCGCTGCGTTCGCTGAGCGTGGCGGCGATGCGAGCCGCCACGGCCGGCACGAGCGTCTGCGAGTCGTCCACCGCCTGGTCCGTCTCAGTCTGCACCGCCGACAGCCGCCGGCCGTCCGTACCCACGAACGTCGGATCCCCACCCGTCACGTCGATCAGCACCGCGCCCAAGGCGTAGCGGCTGGACTCGTTGTCCGTGGCGTACGACACCGCACGCACGGCACGCACGAACTGATCCGCCGGCAGGCGGCACACGGGCGTGGCGTCCACCGGCTCCCACGTCGGGAACTCGGCCACGTCCTCGGTCGGCAAGTCCCACTTGCCACGGCCGCAGCGGATCGTGACGGTGCTGCCCTTCGGCGTGAGCGTCACTTCGTCGTCGTACTTGCAGGCCCGCAGGATGGCCGTGAGCCTGTCCGCCGGCAGCAGCATCGGCTCGCACTGCTCGCCGATCTCACGGTCGATGCGGATCTCAAGATCTGTCCCGGTGATGAGCCCGTCGCCGATGCGGACGTTCCGCAGAATCGGCTTCGGGCCGCGCGGGCTCACAGCCCTGGTCACGTCGTTCAGCGCCGCCAGCAGCGTGCCGGTTTGAATCGTCAGCCCCGCCCGTTCCTTCGTTGCCGTAGCCATGTCACGAATCCTTTCGCGTAAGTGCTATGCCCACAAAAATGCCCAGTGCGAACGTCGCAGCGAGCGAAAACTGCCCAACAGAAAGCCAGACCCAATCGGTGATGCTCATAGTGCGGCCCCTGCATCGGTGTCGTCGTCCTCGAGCAGCGGCCACTTTGCCTGGCTGGCCGCCTCGCCGTGCTCGTAGGCAACCGCCTGCTGCACGAGCCGAGTCTGCAGCTGCAGCACCAGGTCGGCAGTCTCAAGCAGCAGCGACGCCCCGAAGTTGAGGCGGGCCCGGCTGGCCCCGTCGCTGGCTTTGGTCACGGCGGCCTGCGCCATCGCATCGGCGTAGATCCGCAGGCTGGCAACGATCTCGTGCGGACGCATGCTCATGACACCAGCTCGATGCCTCGTGCCACACGCTTTTTGCGCCGAATGTATCCCTTTTCCTCCAGCGCTCGCAGGTGGCACACAACGCCGTTGGGAGACTTGATCTTCATGGCGTCACCCAGAAAACGAATGGTCGGCCCACACAGGATCGAGTGTGAACGGATCACGTTCAGCATCTGCTGCTGCCGCTTGGTCAGATGTCCTTTTTGATCTTTTTTCGGCACGCTATTCCTCCTTGAAATGTCTGACCGCTGACTGGGGCACGCTCCCCTTTTTGGCGTCCATCGCTGACTACCCGAAACAGCCGCCACTACTAGGACACTTTTGTCCTTGACGGCGTCATAGGTCCTCCTCCTTGAGTTTCAGCGTCGATGCAAGCGCGGCGACTTCGGCGGGCCGCCGGTACGGGGCTGGGCGGTACTCGTCCTTCCACGCCTTTGGCGGCGGCTTCTCGTCTGGACGCCGCCCCGGCTCCCGGTTCGTCCCGCCCTTGTCCTGCGAGCGGGTCAGCCACGACACCACGAAACGCCGCCAGTTGCTCTTGTGGGCCTTGGCAGGGTTCGCCCGCAGCCAAGAGGTGGCCTTGGCCAACTCGGCCGCCAGATCGCACGCTGGGTACGCCAGACGCCACTCCTGGCGGTCGGCGTCCGTGATGCCTTCCCAGCCAGCCGCAGGCGTCCACCGGATCGGGTCGGACGGCTGCGAGCGTGTCCGGCGTTTCGCCGGCACGGTCGTAGCTACCGGCGCAGCCGGTTGTATTTCTTCTTCTTCTCTTCTCTTCTCTTCTTCTGGTGGCGCTTGTGTGGCGCTCGGTGCGCCACGGGAGCGCATCATTCGGTTCTTCTTGAGCGCCCGGGTCTTCGCCGGCTGGCCGTTGTGCCGCTCAAAGTTGCTGAAACGCACGCCAAATTCGGTGATCTCGAGCCAACCTGCGTTCTGCATGGCGGCGGCGAAGTTGGCCACCCCGGCAAACTCGTCCACCCATTCGGCGTCAAGCCCGGCGGCCAGGCCGTCTGCTGTGTGCGTGTCGGCCCACGACCACAGGCGGTGCAGCTTGCCGACGACGGCGTCAACGTCCAGGCCCGTGGCACGGCGGATGCGAATGACCGCCGGGTCCGACGCCAAATCGACACGCATTTTAATCCACTCACCGGCCATGGTTGCGCTCCATGGACACCGCCGCATGAATGCCAAACTCCAGCTCTGCCAACTCGCGCAGCACCCTGCTGGCTTCACCCAACGAGCACGTTCTGGAGTAGCCCCGATCAGCAAGATTGATCGAGCAGAAAAGTTGATATGCGGCACGCACGGCGTCTATCTCACACGAATAGATGTTTAAAGCTTTTCCGTAGTGCCGAAGCATGACCGAACCATTGCCTGCAAGTCGTTCAACAAGTGAAGACCAAATCTCTGGAGACAGTTTGGCACGGTATCCGTACCACCCAGTCCGTGCTTCTGAAGTGTCGTGCGGGTCGAACCACATAACCCAAAACACACGCTGCCCGATGTAACAGTCTTTTGCACGAAGTTCACCGGCCATCGACTCGCCTCCAAACCTGCACCTTTCGCTCTCGGCCCTTTTGCCAGCGACCAGTTTCACAGTGGTGAACCAGATACTGCGGCACAGTCCACGAAGCTCCGTGTTGAGTCACACGCCCGATCCGGCTGTCTCTCTGCTCGTCAGTCCATGACTGCTGGAACGCAGCGCACATCGCATCTATCCATTCGCGCGGCGGGTCGCCGCCGATCCACTCACCGGCCATCCGCGGCCTCCTTTGACCCGGACTCATTTTGGAGTGCCATCACCTCATCTCCAGTTCGGAAAGTGGCCTCAGTGACGATTGGGGAACAAAGTAGGCAGCGGGCCTGCCGCCGTGTTCATTGAGCCACTGTTGGCGCTTTGAATCTCTGCCGTGTAGCCAGCCTCTGACCGTGAACTCGGGACACTTTCCAGTCACAAGCACGAAGATGTCGTCGTCATCGTCATCAGGACGTACTAAGAGCCCGTAGTGGCTCTGGCTCCTCGTTCTGATTTGCAGGTCACCGATGTCGGGTCTTTTCCAAGTGTCAACAGAACCGTCCCAGTAGCGCCCTAGTGCCTTAGCTGCAGCCAACTCTCCGCACGCGCCTTCTATGTTTGGATCCCAACCAGCGCCCTCGTATCCGTGGATGTCGCGCTTGCCTAACTTGACTGCATTGATTCGGCGCCACAGTCCAACGTGAGCAGCCAGACAAACCTCGTGCCAGTTCAATGTGACTGCCACGCTCATTCATCGTCCTCCTCAAGGAACGGACGAAACACCGACACAGGTAGTGTCTGCCGTGCCCAAGCCGATTCGGCACACGAAGGACAGCGGCCGGCTGGCTTCTCTGATTCGCCGTGGCAAATGCAAGCACCGCAGTGGCGGCACTGCCACACACTCGCCTTGCCTGCGTCACAAGCTGGAGTGTTTTTGAGCCGCAGCGGAAGCTGTATGTCAGGCACTGGTCACGTCCTTGTGTATTGGCCCCGTCTCGTGGGGCACCCGGCGTCGGCCTTGGGAATGGAGTACGAACCAATCCGACGCTGCGGCGATTACGAAGGGATTCACCGCAACCCTGCTCGCCGGCCATGCATGACGGCCGGAACGCCACGAGCCTGGCGTGACTACCAATCCCCTCCGTAGCGAGCGGACATACGGTCAATCCATTCGTCTTCGCACCCGGCCTTGTAGGCCGCCTGGCCGTAGCCGGGCCGCACCGGAACCGGGCACGGTCGCGCCCCGTCATCCTGCGTCGCCTCCGCCACGTCTGGCGTCGGAATCTCATCATCAGCACGGTGTCTAGCGACAGCGTCGGCGTCTCGAATCGGCTCGCTCATGCCGTCAGTCCCCCGTAAAAGTGTGTCCACGATCCACGTACGCCTTCCGCCTGGGCTCGTACTGGTCGAGCCGTGTGCGGACCTCGTCATAGTCGCGCTGCCACCGCAGACGCTCTGCGGCGTGCGACTCGGCCAGACGCTGCAAGTCACGAGCGAACGCCGCCATTCGTGGCATGTGCTGCCGCTCGAGGTAGGCCACGATGGTGTCGATGCCGATGGTGAGCGGCTCGCGATCGTGGACGTTGGC